GAAACGTGATTATCGCAAAAGATGAAAGCGGTAAGAAATGTTCCATTGAATTGCGTGTTCTGAAAGGGTCAAAAGATGACCAATTCGTCATGCAATACTACAAAACATACGAAGTTGATTCTGCTTTGTTCATTGTTGGAAATGGTTCTTTCAGCAAACGTTTGGGTGATGGTAATGGAAACGTTGTCTATGATACCCGTTATTTGCGTTGTGTGCACTTCACACGTGCTCCGTATGATGCAACACAAAACGTGAATGGGGAAACAGACCAAGCTGTTACTGTCTATCAAATGCAAGCTATTGTTGATAGAACTTTAGGTTAATTTAACGAAAGGGGTATGCTATGGAATATAAATCAGAGGCTACTGGAGCGAGGATTGTAATAAATCCTTGCTCCCTGATTGAAGCATTTAAGCTAAAATCAAAAATACAGAAAGCTCTATTGGACAAGGGAATGAATATCGAAAAACTTATGGAACAAGATATTTTTTCCATTGTTTGTGCTTTAGATTCGGATGAAGATGTTTTTGAGTGTATGTTTGAGTGCTTAAAACAAAGCCAATATAATGGCGTTGGGATAAAGCCAGACGTGTTTGATGATGTTACTGCTAGAGAAGACTTATACGACATATTCTTTAATTGTCTGAAAGTAAATCTCTACCCTTTTTTCAAGAAAATCCTTTCAAAGTTAGAAATCCAGCTTCAACCGGAAAGTTTGAAAGGAAGCCTGAAACAGAAATTAGGGACGAAATTGGATTCATCTGTTGCTCTATCGCAAAGCAAGGGTATTACGGCGGAGACCCCGACAGAGTAGGTCAGGCTCCCGTCACGAGTGTAATTTCTGTTTTAAACTACATAAAGTTTGAATCAGATTATAAAGAAACGCATGGAGTATTGAATGACAACAGTCGCTGACTTAGTAGCAAAATTAGGGTTTCAAGTTGATACACGTGGCTTTGATAACTTTAAGAAATCTCTTGAGGCGTTTCAGAGCACAATTCGTGAGGGTTTGAAAGACCTAAAAGAATATGCCAAACAAGCAGAGAAAATCGGAAATGCTGTTAAGAATGTTTATTTTCCATCAAGACAAGAGGCAGAAAAAAGATTTAAGGCGGAAACTTACTCAATAAGAGCACGTGCTTATGCTCAAAGGGTGAGGGCCAAATATTTACCTGAAACACTTTCTGTTAGAAGATATAACGCTCAGATTAGAGACAGACAGACAGCTCTAAAAGAGGCTGGATTGACTGGAGGTGCTACACGGGGTGGTGGTAGTGCTATTCTGTCAATTTTAGGAATGCTTTCTGGTGGAGTCGGAGGCGTTGTAAGTGGTGGGTTAATGGCACTTGGTTCTGCAATAGGTGGTCCTGTTGGTGCCGCTGTTGCAATGGCTGTTTCAAAACTTATGGGAAGTTTGATTGGAGCCTTGATGAAGGGCCTTCAGTGGATTTGGGGACAAATAAAACAGGGGCTTGCATATGCCATGTCGTTTAGGGATTATCGTTCATTTACCGGACGTAGCTCTAAAGGGTTAAACAACCTAATGGGCATGACAAAATACACCACATCAATGACACCAGAAGATGTCATGAAAGATGCCACAAGAATGGGTAGAGAGTACTGGGATTTGTGGTTTGGTGGTGGAAATCCTGCTATATGGCAATTACTTGGCATTTTGCCAACAATGAATGGTGAAACAAATCTTAAGAATTTGTTAAGTGGTATTTATGGAGCCTCTGGTGGTGGTAAGAATAGAGGTCTTGCATTAAGCCTATTAAAACAAGCGGGTCTCAGTGACGATTATATGAACATATTTGATAACTGGGCAGAATATAAGGCTGGCGGTGGAGAAAAAACGTTCTTAGGCTATACAGATGAGCAAATAAAGAATCTCGAAGAAGCAAACAAGTCTTTGCGTGAATTTGGTCAAATGTTAGACCAAGTTAGGGTTTATTTTGTTGATTCTTTATTAAAGAGTGGTATTAAGGATGTTTTACAAGATTTAGCTAATTATCTACTTGGTCTTATACACGCTTTACGAGCTGGTAAAATTCATGACTTTAGCAGCCTGTCTCGTCATTTGTTTGCTTTTGACCAAATGGTTGCGAGCGGGGCATCTGGACGATATATAAGTCGCTCTGAATATAAAAGAAGAATAAAAGAGGAAATAAATGGTTTAATGGACGTTGATAAAGACGCTGGATTTTTCAAAAGGATTTTCTCAACTATGTTTTCTAAACCAGATTTGAAGTATGACGATATTGTTAAAAAGGCAGAGGAAAATGTATTGAGAGGATTTACAAGCCAGCAAAATACAACAACTATAAACCAGAGCTTTGACTTTGGGGAAAGAAATATGCAAGATGCGGTTAATGGAGCTGTAAGCATTACCCAAAAGACAAGAGATACGTTTAGTGGTAGTAATCTTTCTAATGACACAGTAATGGTTCCAACTTTTTAGGAGATGAAGTATGGATACAAATTGGTTAAAAAAATTACAAGGATTTGATAGTTGGGCAGACAAGGCCAGTATATCTGGAGCAAACATAGCTAACAGAGCTCTTGAATACATATTTGGTCCTTCGGATGATAAAACAACGAAGCTCAGGCTGCAAGTTTTTGGTAACGAAAGCATCTCATGTCAGGCTGATATAACAGATAATTTTGTTGAGAGTAATGTGGCATATCAAGACCATATTGCTATTAAACCTGTAGTATATACTGTTGAGGGAGAGGTTGGAGAGCTTGCTTGGTATAGAAACGATTCTGTATCTAGTGTTATGGAAGCAGTTGCTCAGAAATTAGAGCCAATAGCCTCCTTTAATCAAACGTTGTCTAAAACGGCTTCAAAGGTGCAAGATAAGGCCTTGAAGATAATTGGGGTTGTAGATAGCCTAGATAACGCCATTAGCCGTATTTGGGGTTTTCTTTCAAATGATGATGTTGATACGGAACAAAAGAAGGTTTTTAAATATCTTCTTGTTTTGTGGAGGTCAAGGACTCCGATAAATATTAAAACACCATGGAAAAACCTGTCAAATTATGTTATTCAAAATGTCGAGTTTACTCAATCTGACAGAACGGTGGACAAAAGCAAAATAAAGATTTCTTTTAAGGAGTTCAAAACAACCAAGAACAAAACAACAGCTTTTGATTTAAACAAATATATGGGTAGGGGTTCTGCTCAAAACGCAGAAAAGCAAAACAAGGGAACAACTACTGGAATTGAAATGACGGCTGGTATGTGTAAAATAGGTCAATGGAACTGTATCAAGGGTCAGACACAGATACCACCGTATAACGATTGGATGCCACAATAGGAGAATACTATGCAACTTATTACTACTTTAGACGGAAATGCTTATCAAGAGGTTTCATATATTCTGGATGATGGGCAAAAAGCAACTATTGTTTTAAGGTTTTTGCCAACTCAAGGAAGGTGGGTAATGGATGTCTCTGATGAAAATGGTTTCGATGTAAAGGGTCTTTTTGTTTGTTGCCATCCAAACATTCTTGATAAGTGGCACAATATTATAAAGTATGGAATAAATGTTTCTACAACGGATGGAGTAGACCCATTTAGACAGGATGATTTTGAAACTGGATATGCTTATATATCTATGTTAAATGGCGAAGAAACAAAACAAGCAACGGATTATTTGAATGGCTTATAATAGAATATTTAGACTTGCAGTAACCCCTGTTGACCTTTATGGAAACGTAAAGGGTCTTTCAATCGTAATAACAAGTCCGCTGACAATAAAGTTTAATGTTCAGAGGATGCCTTTCGCTGGAAGGTGTACCGCCTCTATAGATATTTATAACTTAGACCAAGATACAAGGTCAAAGCTGTTTTTAGACTGGTACGATTTTGAAAACATAAGACAAGTTACACTCGAAGCTGGTTACGAAAATGGCAAGTTTGATTTGATTTACAAGGGTCGTGTCAGAATTTGTACAACAAAAAAAGCCTATACAGATAATGTTACACACATAGAAGCAATTTCTGGTTTGGGCGTTTTAGACAGTATGCTCCATACATCTTTAAATGAGGGGGAGAGTCTCGTAGATACAGCTGGGATGATTATAGGAGAGATGCCAGGAGTGCAACCGGGAGAAGTTAGTTTGCCAGATTTTTCATTCAAACGCCCTGTTGCACTCATTGGTAATGCACTTTCTGTATTAAAAACATACACAAAAGACAATGTTGCTATAGATTTAGACAAAGTAATTGTCATTGATGAAGATGAAGTTATAGACGGAGACGTTAGGGTTATTGACGATGAAACAGGTTTGTTGGGAACTCCAGAACGTCAACAAACGTCTTTGGTTGTTAATTGTGTATTTGAACCAAGAATTAAGGTTGGCCAAGGACTTGAAATAAGGTCTAGTATTGCTCCTGAATTTGACGGGCAATATAAAGTTTGGGGCGTTACACACAATGGAACCATAGGAGCCACACAGGGTGGTCAATGTGTTACAACAATAACTTTATGGACTGGTTTGAATTTATTTGGACGATTCAAAACATCGTGGTTAGATATAGCAAGCGGGAAATATGGTAGTTTAGTGGGGTAAAAATGACAAAAAACAGCATTAATGATGAAAAAACATTTGCGCAATTTGCCGAAGCAATTATGAGAAACATTGCCACTACATTGAATTGCGTAAAAATTGGCGAAATTGTTTCTTTTGATAAAACAGACCAAACGGCCACGGTTCGTATTTTACACAGAATGGACCAAAATTACAACACAGATATGAAAGAAACAATAGAGTATCCACCTTTGGGAAAGGTTCCCGTTGTCATTATGCAGGGTGGTGGTGCTCATATAACATATCCAATTAAGGCTGGAGACCAATGTTTAATTGTGTTTTGTGACTATATGATAGATAACTGGTGGGTATCTGGAGATGTTGGGGCTTCTGACTTTCCAAGGAAACACGATTTGTCAGATGCAATAGCAATAGTTGGTTTGAATGCGTTGCCAAAGGCAATTCAAGATTATTCTGACTACCTCCATTTGCAATATAATCAAAATTCTAGTATAGTTATAGGAGAGCAGATTGATGTCAATAACGCTAATATCAACCTGAACGGAGAAACGGCAGTATCTGAGAATTTAACTGTTTTGAAATCAGCTACTGTTGCCGAAAAGGTTACTGCGGCGGAGCTTGGTGCTACAACTGCGGCATCTGGTTCTTTTGTAAGTGCTGACAACAAAACTGTGACTGTGGTGGAAGGTATAATAACGGCGATACAATGAGAACAAGAACAGTAGATGGAAATTGGGATTGGAGATTTGGTAAGGGGCTTAATGATTATGCCGATGATGCTCTTGGTGTTGCCTATACCATAAAGATGAAGATTTTGTCTTGGTTTGGTGATTGTTTTTTTGCTATGGATGAAGGAATTGATTGGAAAAATATACTGGGGAACAAAAACACAAAAGACCAAGCAGATACTTCGATTAAGGAAATTATAATTGGGGACCCAGAAATAACGGAGTTGGTATATTTTGAAAGTGAAATTGTTGATAGAAAATATATCTGCACCATTAGGTTCAAAACTATTTATGGCGAAACGATAGAGGTAAAGATATGAGCGATAATTTTGATGAAAATGGTTTACAAGTTGCTACTCGACCAGAATTGGTTGAAGCATTAACTCAAGCTTTTCAAACAATTTATGGTGCTGATGTTAATTTAGACCAATCAAGTCCAGATGGGCAGTTGTTGAATATATTTGCTCAGGGCGGTGTTGATGTTCGTGAATTGCTTATGCAGATTTATAACTCTTTTGACCCAGATAATTGTTCTGGTCGTATATTAGACGAGAGATGTGCTATAAACAACGTCTTCAGAAAGGGCGGCACATTTACAACTGTTCCTATTGATATTACAACAAATAGAACGGTTACTCTTGATGGTCTTGATGAAAACTATAACGATGTAAATGCTACAGGGTATACCATTCAAGATAGCGCTGGAAATCAGTTTGTTTTGGTTTCTACTCAGACATTACAATCAGGAACAACACGTGTTTTGTTCCGTTCAAAAGATGTTGGAGCCGTTCAAACAACGTTGAATACGATTACTATTCCCGTAACCATTGTTTTGGGTGTTGTTAGCGTTAATAACCCAGTTGATGCAACGGAAGGTGTAAATGAAGAGAGTGACTATAACCTAAAGATTAGACGTAGGCAATCTGTTTCTATTGGTTCAAGTGGTTACTTAAATGGACTGTTGGCAACCGTTCTTCAGTTGGATGGTGTTACTGATGCTGCTTTATATGAAAACTATACTGGTGAGGTTGATGAAAACGGAACCCCTGCACATTGTATGTGGCTTGTTGTAGAAGGTGGTTCTGCTGCTGATATTGCGGATGCAATTTATAGAAAGAAATCCTATGGTTGTAATATGAGGGGTAATGAGAGCTATACAATAGAAACAATCTCTCATCAACAATTTGTAGCTAAGTGGGATGAACCAATAGAACAAGAGCTTTATATTAAGTTTAACATTGTTCCCGCTATTGCTGGCACTGTGTTTGATACAACAGCAATAAAGAATTACATTTTAGCAAATGAGAAGTTTAGAATTGGTCAGGGCGCTGAAACATCTAGTCTGACAACATTGGCTCAAGAAGCTATAGATAAAAATGGTGGTAATGGGTATGCAACAGAGGTTTTAATTTCTTTAGACGAAACAAACTGGGTTGAATATGTTGCTCCGATTGTTGCAACCAAATTGGCAATAGCAAGCATTGACATAACTGTTGAGGGAGAATCTTCATAATGGCAGAATTTGACTACGGAAAATATCTTTCTTCTCTCCTGATAATTCAATATTGGGGAAAGAGTCGTGCCCGTCAAACGATAGAGGCTATTGCAAAGATGTTCCCAGTAGATTTAATATTTAAAGTTAGAGATGCTTTTGATTTGGATACGGCAACAGGAAAGTCGTTGGATATATTGGCTAAGTATGTTGGTGTTTCACGTAATTACATTGATTTGAACGGGGACATAAAAACCCTAAATGATGAAGAGTTTAGAACGCTTATTAAGTTTAAGGCTATTTCAAACACAAGTACTGCTTCCCATTATGACATTGATATGGCTTTATATAACTTTTTTGGAACGAGAGTTCGTGCTACTTCTGATGGGAATATGCAAATGACAATTTTTGTTCCTTCAGATGCTGAAAACGTTATACAGGCTGCAATACAACAAAATGCAATGCCAACGCCACTTGGTGTAGAGGCAAACAAAATAGTTGTTCAAAACGCTCGGTTCTTTGGGTTTGTTGATTATAACAATCAATATGCGGTTTACAAGACTGGATTTAGAGACTATAATGACCCAGACAAAGATGGAGAGACATTGAACTACAGCAAGGTTGAAGAAGTTGATAGAGAATAGGAGAAAATAAATGCCTAAAATTACTAGAAAACAACAAAAGATATTTGCATCAGATGCCACAAACAACGGTGTTTTTGGTTCTTTGCAAGCAAATGACCCGGTTCATTCTCAAGACCCAGATGCGATTCAGGGGAGAACAGCATATGCAAATGGGTGGGATGATGCCACATATTCAGCAGAAAAGTTGCCACCTATTGAAGAATTTCAAGCGTTGCAATATTTATTTTCTCGCCAAATTGCATATATTATGCAAGAAGGTGTTCCTGAATGGGATACAAGCACAACCTATTACAAAGGGGCTTTGGTAAAGGCTCTTCAAAGTGATGGAAGCTTTATTCTTTATGCTTCTTTGGTGGACAACAACCAAGGAAATCTTGTAACAGATACAACAAAGTGGGTTATTACTAACACATCAACGAACTTCCATCAAGGTATCCCAAACTGGAGAGCAGATGTCATTTACTCTGCCGGAGACTGGGTTAAGGCACAAAATGGTGGAAACTGGTCTATTTTTGAATCACTACAAAATAACAATTTAAACAATGATATAACCGATGAAGATTACTGGGCTATTAAACCATTTACAAGCTCTCTTGTTTTATTAACGCCACAATGGTTTGATTACGAGATTGAAGATATTTCTTGGCTAAGGGCGGATACATTTTCTTGGCAAGACGGAACGGTTTATACAGAAGCATATGACCACTTGTTAGACGACTATACAAATGGTACTTCTCAGAGTGAAACAATAGGCACTTATACAATTACATATAAGCTTGCTTCTGATGGACATAAAATTACAACTGATGAAACAAATGTAGCAAACATATACAACGAATCAGGAGTAGCTTGGTATTATATCCTAGACACAACCAATCAAAGATTTAAGTTGCCGAGAACAAAGTATGGATTTGTTGGTTTAAGGGATACTGTTGGGAAGTATGTACCAGAAAGTTTGCCGAATCTAATTGGTCAAACTAATGGTGCATTTAATACAGATGGTTCTCCATCTGGTGTGTTTTCTTTTGTTGGAACTGGTTCCGTAACATTCGGCTCTGGCTCAACAACATATAAAAACAGAAGTATAAGATATAATGCGTCTGATTATTCTTCAACCTATCAAGACAATGCACCCGTTCAACAACGTGCAACACAGATGTATCTCTACTTCTATGTTGGTAATTTTACACAAACAGCCACAGAACAAACAGCAGGGTTAAATAGTGAGTTGTTTAATGGAAAGCTTGATATAGACTTAGGCAATTTGCCATCTGTTGGTAAATCTTATTTAGCTGGTCTTGGTATGCCGAGCGATACTTACGAAGATTTGACGTATACAGCATCATCATTTTATACAGCACCAGCTAATGGCTATGTTGTGATTGATAAAATTGTGGGAACTGGGAGCTATTTATTTTGTGCCTCATACCCCCACGATTATACTGGCGCTTTAGGTAATGTTTCTGCTGCACTTCAAGCTTTTTCAAGATATAAAGCAACTGGTAACAATGATGCCTTGTCTGGTATTATTTCTGTAAAAAAAGGGGATAAATTTGAATTTGAAGGCAATGCAAATGGAACAACTAGGTTATGTCGTTTTGTTTATGCAGAAGGAGAAGTATAATGACAACATACTATAAAAAAGAAAACAACGAAATTATTAAATCTACACCATTTGAAAAAGTGGCAAAGACTTGGGGTTCTTATGAAACAACCAAAGAAAATATCGTATATGGATATGATGGAAAAAGATACTTAGAATCTGAATGTCCAGAACCGCCACCACCAAGTCATGATGAAATATCAAAACTTCGTGAAGATTATCGTAAAGAACACATTGACAGTAAAACTGCCGAAAGAAGTCGTAAAACTGCAAATCAAACTTGGACAGCAGAAGATGAGAGAGCTTATCTTGATTTAGATGCAGAAGTTACGGCATATATCAATGAACACTTCCCATATCCAGATGGAGGTTAATATGTGTGATAAGGTTCGTACGGCAATAGAGTTAATTAAGACACAAAAAAAAAGAACTATATCAAAGGGGGAAATCGTGGTACTATTCCAACAGGTTGCCTCTGACCTAGGAAAACAGGGGGAAAGAATGACGAACCTTGAAAAAGAAGTATCCGCTGTAAAAGAGGAAATGCGTCAAGGATTTGATGAAGTAAATCAAAGGCTTCACGAAGTCATGGATGCTATAAAGAACAAAGAAAAAACGTTTTGGGATAGGATTCCACTTTTGGGCCAAATTCCAACATGGTTTTGGATTATTCTTTGGACCGTTGTACTTATCATTGGTGGGCTTTTAGGAGTAAGCCCAGATTTCATAAAACATATACAAACAGGAGTATAAAATGATTAAATTACTTTATTCTGTATTTATGGCTGTATGGAGAAGGGCTTTTGGTTGTGATGCTTGGGACTTGCCAGTTTTGAAGAACAGGTTCGTTTTACACGTTTTGGGGTTCTTGGCTACTTTTTCTCTTTGTATGTTTTATAAGGGATTTTTTTGGTATTCAAGTGCTTGGATAGCCGTTTGGATTCAGATATTCTGGGCTTTAGGGCATGGATATGCGTACGATGTATCTAAGGCTGGTCAGCCAGATGAAAAAATGCTTAAAAGATATAAAAAGGCTGTTGGATATAAATTTTTGTGCAAAATTTTCCCGAAAGAAGAACATCATGGTATGTGTTTTGACTTTATTCTTTTGGCGATAAGATATACATGGCCTTTAATCCCTATTTGCTTATTTTTTAATCCAGCATTTATGTGTCTTGGTTTAGTTATTGCTTCTTTATATCTTATTTATAGATTCTGTCCTATCGTTAGAGAAATAAAAATTTTAGATGTGGAAATCTTGGTAGGATTTTTTGCCGGCCTATTTATTTCTTTTTTATAGAGGATAAACATGAAAGAAAATTGGATTTCATATAAGAATAGTGAAAGATATTTAATTTCTAATCTTGGAAATGTTTATAACATAAAAACAAAAAGAGAAATGAAACAACAAACAGATAAATATGGATATAAGTATGTTTCTTTATCCATAGATGGTAAAAAAATAAAGAAGAAAGTACATAGAATGGTTTGTGAGATGTTTTTACCTAACACAGAAAACAAACCTCAAGTAAACCATAAAAATGGTATCCGTTCAGATAATCGCCTTGAAAATCTTGAATGGGTAACAAATAGCGAAAATGTGCTTCATTCTTTTAGGGTTTTAAGCTCAGATGGACACTTGCAAAAAGCTATGTCTGAAAGAAGAAAAGGTATAAAACCAAAACCAGAATCGGCAAAAAGAGGCGGATTAAAAAGAAGGTATGGTGGGAATGGACGAGCTATACCTGTTTTCTGTGAAGAAAATAAAACATGGTATTCATGTGCAAAAGAAGGCGCAGAAAAGGTTGGAGTGGCTATGTGGAGTGTTTTTGAATCAATAAGGACAAAAAAACCTGTAAAAGGATTACACTGGAAGAGAGTATAAGGAGTTAAAATGATATATAAATTTGGTAAAAAAAGTCTTGAACGTTTAAAAGAATGTGATATAAGATTGCAAACTTTATGCGAAAAAATGCTTTCTAGGTCAGATTTTGATATGACGATAACTTGTGGACATAGAGGTAAAGAGGAACAAGAAAAGGCATTTAATGAAGGAAAAAGTAAAGCTCATTTTGGACAATCCAAACATAATTCTTTTCCAAGTAAAGCCGTTGATATTTGTCCATATCCTGTAAATTGGGATATAAATGACATTAGATGGCATAAAATGGTTGCTTTAGCTTATGATTGTGCTAGAGAACTGGGAATAAAGATAAGATGTGGGGCTTTCTTTTCTTTTAAAGATTTTCCACATATAGAACTGGAGGACTAATGTTCAATAAATACCTTTTATTTTCCGTTATATCACTTTCTATGATATGTTTAATTTTGTATAACCTTTGGGATAACACGAAAATGGAATTAAACAACGTCAAAGCACAAAAGGTTACTTTGGAGCAGGAATTAAAAAGGAGAAACGAAAATGAAAAAAACTTGTCAAAGAGGATTACAGATTTGGAAAAGGCTTATTCTGCCAATGCTACTTGGGCTAATAGCCTCGTTGATGCTAATGTCCTTAATGTCTTGCAAAAACAATGTAAAGCTTGTAAATAGGGAACCAATTACTTGTATTAACCACATAAAGACCAACGCAGATATGGCTAATTGCTTGGCTGAATATGACGAAAAGTACTAAGCTCATTTGACAAAATGGGCTTCTTTTGTTATACTTTTATAAATGATGATTGGAGTTTAAAATGACCATTGAGCGTGTTAAAAATACAGTTTATGACCTTCAAACTTTTGTTGGTGATTCTGGTGTTGTAAATATAACAAACATACCGACAGACAAAAATACCTACGTTATTTATATGGAGATAAAGGGAAAAGCAATTATTAAAAAGGAAATTACCTTAAATGGGGCTGATACTTGTCAGTTTGTTTTTTCTGTTTTTGACACGAAAGCTTTGGGTGTTGGAAGCTGGGAATATGGCGTAAAGATTTGTGATTCTAGTGAAAATCCGGTTGTCGAAAACACTTATATCCCAGATTTGAGAGTTGGAAATAAGGCTATGTTTTTTGTATATCCTGAGAGAGTGGAGGGTATAATAAATGACTCGTGATTGTTGTTGTAAGGCAACATTGAAGTTAAATACATCACCTCAACAGCCTATTAAGATAGACTGTTACGCTAGGTCTCCGTTTCTGAATATGGACTCGAAAGATACTGGCCCTATGGGTCCACAAGGACCTGTTGGCCCAGAAGGTCCTCAGGGTCCTATTGGCCCAGAAGGTCCCGCAGGTCAAGATGCTAAAATAATCATACGGAGGTTATAATGGCAGGATATATGTATCTAGGAAACAAAAAGGTTTGTCCTGCTATTGTAGTAAAGCAAGGTACTCCGTATATACCAGCATATAGTATTATTGATGGAAAGTTAACTTTCACTAGATATGAATTAACAGGGCACGAATTTGATGGTGCAGAAGTGGCTGAATCCGGGTGGTTTAATTTGACAGAATCATATATTTATGGAGACGCTATCTTTAGGGATTTAAAAACTATTGGAGGGTTTGCGTTTTCTTATACATTTTCTTGGCAGGGGATAGAAACAGCTTCTTTTGAAAAGGTAGATACGATAGGTCAGCAAGCCTTTATGTATTGTTTTAGCGATTGTTATACAATAAGGGATATATATTTTAATTCATTAAAAACAACATCTTTTGGTTCTTATACAAATCAATTTATTGGAATGCTTAGTAATACAGGGACATCAGTTATACATACAATACATTTCCCATCTAATCTTGAATCAACAATACAAGGTTTAAGTGGTTATCCATTGTTTGGTGGAACAATTGGATATGTAGTACTTGCTTTTGACCTACCAGCAACATCATAGGAGATAAAATGAATATAAGACAATCATATAAATACAGAAAAGATGGAACGGTATATGTTGGTGGACAAGTACCAGAAGGTGCTGAAATCTTAGAAACTATGGACATTTTAAACGCAGAGGATGGATATGATTTGGTTCGTATTTCTGACGATGAAAATGTAGGTGCTAACATCTGGCTTCGTGATGGGGATGTAAAAGAAAATTACAAAGAAGCTGAAAGAGAGAAAACGGATGGCTGATACTGAACTTCAACAGCTTATTATTTATGTCGGAACAACTGCCCAGATTGAAGCGGCAATTTCTGCTGGTACTATAACGGAAAACGACATTACTATTTCAACTGACGCACCTGATTTTCAGGAAAAGTTGACAGATGTTCAAATGAACGCTGTGAATAGTGGAATTACAACACATCTTGTTTCTTTGTATAGTGGACACGTTGCCAATACAACAATCCACGTTACTGCACAAGATAAAACGAATTGGAATGGAAAACAAAATGCTATTTCTGACCTAGATACAATTCGTTCTGGTGCTTCCGCTGGTGCTACTGCAGTACAGCCAAACGTTTTGGCGACTGCCATTTCAACACACAATACCAGTAGCCAAGCACACGCAGATATTCGTGGTTTGATTACAACCGAAAAGACAAATAGGGAAAATGCCGACAATAATCTTCAAAGCCAAATTGATGCCATAACAGCTTCTTCTGACGTAACAGATATTGTTGGAACTTATGCCCAACTACAAGCATACGACACTTCGTCATTACCGCCAAACAGTATCATTAAGGTTTTAAAAGATGAAAGCCAAAATAACGAAACGACATACTATAGATGGGTCATAAATGGCGGTGTTTGTTCGTGGGTTCTCATTGGTGAAGAAGGACCGTATTACACAAAATCTGAAGCCGATGAACGTTTTGCAACAGCGGCTCAAGGTGCAAAGGCAGACACAGCACTTCAGCCATCTGCCCTGAACGGATATGCAACAGAAACTTGGGTCGGACAACAAGGATTTTTGACAAGCACTGCGTTGACTGGTTATGCTACTCAACAATGGGTGCAAAATCAAGGGTATTTGACTTCTTCTGCATTGAATGGGTATGCCACTGAGCAGTGGGTTCAAAATAGAGGTTACATGACACAGGCTGTTGATGATAATTCAACAACAAGTACAACACTTGGTTGGTCAGCCAGTAAATTAAATGGAATAATTGGCGATATTGAATCAAATATTAACACAATAAGGGGTGTGTAATGACAATAGCAAGTGCATTGACAGATTTAAATACAGATATACAAAATGCAAGAACAGCCATTACGAACAAGGGTGGTACTGTTACTGTTGATGGTGGTAGTTCTCAACTAGCAACTGATATTGGAACCATACCAACAGGAATACAGCCAACAGGAACGATAAGCATTACACAAAACGGAACGTATAACGTAACTAATTACGCAAGTGCAGATGTAAATGTTAGTGGAGGTGGTGGTGAAATGTTTGGGATGACAGCAGAGGATTACTTTTATGCTTTTCCAAGCAACATTACAACTCTTGACACGACAGCACCGAATGTAGATATGTCATCAAAATCAGGTAGTTTTTCAAGCTACACTATGTCCTATTTCTTTCAGTGGAGTAGAGTAAAATCCATTAACACGGCATATTTTACAAACTCAGCAACGTATGTTTTCGCATATATGTTTCAGAATAATAAATGTATTCAATATGTAAAAATAAACACAACACGAACAGATATTTCTGCAAACTATTGTATTTATAATAATGTAAATAATGCTTCAAATGTAAAGGTTGAGGTTGTTAATTTTGCCCCAAACACAGTAGTAAGAGGACAATATAATACTTATCTGTTCGGTGCTTCAGGAACAAGTGGAACGACAAAGATAAAGAGTGCAAGGGTTGATAATGTAATAAGAGTTTATGGAAATGGGTCTTTTGGTAACACTGTATCTGCCTTACAAAGTATTCAGACTTTTTGGATGCCAGACTTGATTGGCATTTCAGATACAGCCAACAACTATAATAGCTTCCAGTATTTTGCAAACAACACTCCGAAACTCATAGGATTTTTTGCACCAAAGTTAAAGCAAATTGGTTATTCATCAACAGGGTCAAGTTATGCACAAATGCGTCAGAGCATAACAAACCAATCAACATTGTTTAGTGATTTCTATTTGCCAGCACTTACAACAGTTCATAATGTTAATACAAATTCAGCAAACGGAACTTTTGCGGGGAATGATGGCGTAAAGAAGTTCTACTTCCCTATGCTTTCGGTAATTGACGGAAGTGGAGCTCCGTATATTTTCTCTAGATGTACAAATACAGAGTTCCATTTTGGCAAAGCAAATCAGGCTGCCATTGAGGCAACGAGTGGATATTCTACATTGTGGGGTAGAGGTGCAGGAAATGCTACCGTATATTTTGA